GAATTGGTCAGCATAGGTTATGCAGACCCTTACTTCTTTTGCTCCAGCGGGTATTGTCACAGTGGCATTACCTTGTACTGCTGATGCATTTATTCTCTTCCATAGTAAATTGCTATTTAGTGTTTTTACCACTGCGGTTAAATTCGCACCAATATCCAGATCTTCATCCATTCCGATCCGCGCCCATAGGTTATGTACAAATGCTGACGTTGGAATTTTATTCTGATCATTCGCATCCATGTTGGTCAACATATTCTTAAGCAGCGCATTTTCATTCAGGCCTATTGTTACAGCAATCGCCTTAGATATCTTTCCAAGCACAGAAGAAATAGCTTCCTCCGCTATGATATTTGCTAACTCTGTAGCCTGTGTGAAAAGCGTATTTACATCAACGCTACCATCAGTACCCACCTTAATCCCATTGCTTCCTTTTACCAGTCCCAGGGTGTTCTGCGCGGCTGTCTTAACGCTTAAACTGCCTTCAGTACTTACCTCCGTTGTTGTACCGTCTGGCTTAACTGTACCCACGCTGTCAGCCGTGGCTTTACTGGTTCCCTGGGCTGATGTTTGCCAATAATTGATATCAGTAGGTAAACTACCCTTAGGCGGATCCGTATGGGCTACATAGCTACTGCCATCGTAGCTTACTAAGTTTAATAAATCATATTTCGTATCAGGATCCCAACTGCCCCTGGGTCTAGTCCCGATTGTTCCGTATTCTACTGCCATTATGTTGTAATCTCCTCTCCATAAAATTTCCCATTTTCATACCATAATCGGATCCCGGTGGCTTCGGTGTCACTCATGAATTTCATTGTTGCCATATCAACATAAAAATGAGGAATTGATATCTTAGCGGCGAGATCAACCTGGGCTTTAAGATTTTGCGTCTGTTCATAATAAGACTTTGCACAATCGCTTTCGCTACCCGGGACGCTTCCATCACCAACAGCATATCGTTTTGCCTGTAAAGCACTGGCCTGTGCCTCTGCTGCGCTCTGATCCGCAGCGGTCTGACTTACTCCTGCTGCTACCGCTTTCTGCGTGGCTACCTGCTCACTGGCACCAGCTGCCGTTGCTTTCTGCGTTGTGGTTAAAACATCAGCGGCAGTCTGATTTGCTGCCGCAGTAGCCGCTGCTGCCTTTGTAGTAGCTATTCCCGACTGTGTAGTTGATACTGCCGCACTGTCGGCAGCCTGCTGAGCATTCTGGCCAGAAGTTGCGGCATCCTCTTTGGTTTGTTCATAATAATACTTTGCACAGTCATACTCGCTTCCAGGAAAATCTTGATCTCCAAATACATAGCGCTTTGCAAACTTCTGATAATTGAGTGCGGCATCACGGGCCGACTGTGCATCAAGCATATACTGTCTAAATTCCGTCTGTATGGCAGCGTCCAACTTCTCCATTGTGACTGATCCGTCAACGATACTCGCCCGCATGACCCTGTCTGTGATCATCATGGATATTGTAGCAGTACTTTCCACGGAATAAACGAACCTCGTCAGATCAATGACTTTCTGCGTACCGTCTGCCAGCGTGAGGACAAGTTGATTCTGATCGTTGATATCGAAGTTTGTGACTACTTTTTCAATATCCAGATCGTAAGTTTTTGTAGACCCATTCTGTAAGGTAACGGTAAGTATTCCGGTATCAGTATCCAGCGTTACATCTTTAACCATGGTATTCAGTGCTGATTTATCAGCTTTGCTTGCATCTAACTGGACAATCCGGTTATCAGCTTCCTTGATTCCGTTTTCCATTTTGAGCAAGTTGGTACGATTGATCGGTGTTTTCTGCGACGGCTCATTCTCCCAGTCTGTTATGTAATAATATGGTCCGTAAGCCATTTAACGTCACCTCATTTCCTTTACTGGTTGAGCATTATTCTGTGTATTGCACGCTCCTGTTGCTTTCACAAGCTCTCCAATTTCTCCAGGCGTTCCAGAATCCAAAATTTGAGCAATAACCGCTATACTTTTTGCACTCTGGACTCCTGTAGAAGTAATTCCGTTTAAAAGCGCGCCGATCTGTGCAACCTGATCCTCTGTGTAAGTAATTATTTTTTTCAATTCATTTCCTCCTTTCTGCACGCAAAAAGAGCGGGGAAGTTAATCCTCGCTCTGTGTAATAGTTTTATTTAATTATTGAACCCAAACGCCATCCGATCCGACTGTATTACCGTCTGGAGTTGTGGTATCATGAAGCATAACGCTCCACTGATCAAAGTAATACCATTTTCCTTCAATTTCTGCCCAGGTATTTTGCTTAGACTTACCGTCTTCACCAAAGTAGTACCATTTTTCTCTCACGTATTTCCATTCATTTTTTGCTAACGAACCATTCTCATATGCATATGCAAGGACTTCTTCATCACTGGTATGTTTTGTTGAAAAAGTTCCTTCCGCACCCAAGGCTATAAAACAGCTAAATATACTCATTAATACTATCAAAATCAGTAGTCTACTGGTCTTTTTCATAGATACCACCTCCTGTATAATCTATACACAATAATATGATATCTATCGCATACTGTCAACCCTGTCCCTTAACCTTTCGAATTCCTCCCAGAACCAATCAATAGTTTCTCCAAGTCCCCATATTCGACTACTTCCATGTGCAAGAATGCAACCTCGAGCTTGAACATCTCCACATATTATTGATCCTTCAGCCCCATTCAATGTAACTCCCAAATATCCATTTCCTCCAACATAGAGTGAAGCATAATCACCGCCAGGACTTCCTGCGGGGGGGCCTTGCGAATTTACTCTAAAAAAATCATTATTTGACCGCAGTAAATTTCTACCGTCAGCGCTCACATAGTAATCCCCAAATCCGACAGCACTACCATTTGAGTAAAAATTTGCAGATGATAAAACACCGGAAAAGGATCCGTTTTCAGCAACTATGTTCCGACAGGTCAACACTCCATCCTTTGTCATGCTTGAATAGTCGGATTCCCATGATAATCGGTTTGTCTTCAGAATAATATCGTATGGCTCAATTGACAGCTGGGAGGATACCTCTCCTATACTTACCTTTGCAAGTATCTGATCGGCTGTTACTTTAAATTGCCCTTCTGTGTACTCTTTTAAATTCTTTACAGACAAACCAATTTCATCCGCCCTGATTTTTAATGACGCCTCCGCCTGCGTTGCCCTGGTAACCTCCTGAAGAATCTGCTCCGCTGTGATCACAAACTGTGCTTCGGTATACTCTTTCAAGTCCGTTACCCGTACAGAGACCGCTTCCACCGACTTTTTTATAATAGCCGTCTTTCCTTCCAGCTGAATGATTTGAGTGGCTATACCAAAGCTTTCCTTTCGCTCCCTGGTACCTGCCGCCTCAAAGGTATCCATCATAGCCTGAATGCCTTTTATGGTACGTTTCAGACAGTATGTTTCTATTACATCATCACTGGTATAACATATAATCCCATCCCCCGGCTCTACCCAGGGGAGTGCCTGTGTTACGATCTTGCAGGGGCGGTATAACTTTCCTGATATTTGGCCGTGTACTGTAATGGCTATTTTGAGCAGATCCTCCGCCTTTTTACCGAACACAAGGAAATTACCCTGTATGGTATATGCGTTGGTTCCTCTGCCATAGGAAGCACCCACATCCCCCTCTTCCTGCCTGATCTGAACCTTATCAATACCATATGTTAGGAAATCTTCATAGGTAGTTCCTGACGGGTTGTAATGGGACAGGGTTTCGCCTTCTAGCTGAGAGGGGAATAAATCGTCTGCTGGATATAGTTCCTCTGACGGGAATAGTCCGGACGATCCCAGGAAGACATACTTAAATCTTCCGGTTATATCAATCTGTCCAAAACAGCCGTTTATTTCACAGATCGCTTTCATGGCATCACGCCCGGACAGCTTCGATGGATCAATGGATCTTGTTACCTCCATATCGTCCAGGGGAAGTGTTATATCCCGCTGCCGGATCCCAATGAATTCACACAGGGAATCACGATATTGTTTTAATGTCATGGGAAAGGTAAGACCGCGGTACCAGGCTGACACATCAACATCAAAGTTCAGCATACGGTCATAGGCTACAATCTTCCTGAGCCTGCGGTCAGCTTGCCGTTCAAAGCTGTTTACTTTGTAAATTCCAAGCATCATCTCATATCCGCCAACTTCTACGGATAGAGCAAACTCCTTACCCGTAACGTCCATTGTTACATCTGCCACAATGATTTCCACTCTTGCAGCACAGCATTCCCCAAAGGTCAAAGACTGGGTATCACAGATTGACTGTGTGAGTGTAAGTGATTCATAATTAATCCGATCCGGTTCAATAAGAAGTATGGGCGTGTCGTCAACCGGAAACAGATCATCCGCTGGCCACACATCGTCGCCAGGATAAAGCAGGTCAATGGTTCCATCATAAAATCGGAGATTTACTTTTCTTACGGTTTCCTCTATGCTGTTACTTCTTCGATATAGCGCTTTTATTTCTTCCGGTATGTTAAGCATTTTACCTCCTTAATACTCAATCATGGCAATTCTTACGGGCTTATATCTGATATCCCCGCTTATCTCATCAATATCATAAACGTCGAATTTCAGATCCGGGCTGTAAAAAGTCCCGGTCTGATAACCACCGTCCAAATATTCAAGAGTATATTCATCCCGGTTGCGAAGAATATTTTCAAGTTCTGCTTTGTCGCTTTCATGCAGCAGTTTTGTGTTAAACTCAATCTTTGTTACTTTATGGGGCAGTATGTTTCGGTGAAGATAGCCAGTACTGTCCCGGTAGGAATCCTTATCCTGTCTCTGCCTTGGCGTAATTGAAAAAGTCCCGAACGCAATTAATTTGTTCGGGAAGATAACTCCATTCACTTTTAATAAGTACCCCTGATAGGACATAGGCATCACTCTCCTTTTACTTTAATATACCATTCCAAGCTGCTGGCCAGTGTTCTGCCTATAATCATCTGCACCTGATTTCCACAAGTCCACAACATCAGACTTATTTACTCCAGGCTTGGCAAGAATGGCTCTCAGCAGTTCGTTCTGTTCTCTCAATAACTGATTCTGTTCCGCATTGGCTACAGTAACCGCTGTTGCGATTCCATCAGTAATCTGGTCATTGTTTGCAACGGCTGTGCGGTTTCCGATCCGTCCGACAAGCTCAGGACCGGATTCTCTGGCCAGAAACATTTCTCCGGTAGTTGGATATCCTCCGGAAGCAAAAGCCGGAATCTGAGGAATTGTGAAAAGCTGGAACGATCCTCCTTCGATTACGGTCTTGCCGGCTATCTCTACGCCGTCCCACTGAAACTTCATTTTTTCATTCAGCCAGTCAATGAATTTATTGAATAAAGATCTGGCACCATCAATCGCATTACGGAAAGTGGTTGTGAACGCTTCTGGTACCTTTGACATGATACCCTTCCACTTCTCCAGGGTGAACCATGGGCTTACTTCCTTATCCCACCAACCGGTTATATCCGTTTTCCAGGCTCCTACCGTTTCGTCCCAGGTCTTTTTTAACTGCTCCTTGATCGTCTTATATAAGTCGCTCCATTTCTGAACCGTAAACCAGGGAGCGATATAATTTGTGTACCATTCATTTAAAGCAGTGGTCCATTCGCCAAAGGTGTTTTTAAATCCCTCAACGATTCCGAGCAGGATATACCCTCCATATGGTTTCATGGATTCTGCAGGGGAGTGAATTCCAAATACACTACAGATTCCCTCCACGATCCAGTCCAAAAGGTCTCCGATCGGCTCCAGGAGATAGGCAAATGCGCCACTGATTCCTGCGCCAATACCAAGGAGGATATCTGCGCCTATTTCATACCATGCCTGATTTCCTGAGAATGCTCTTTTGAACGCGTCTTCTGCAGTCTTAAAAAGGCTCTGCATGGTATCCCAGTTAAAGATCTTATCGCCGATGATCTTAAGAATACTCTTTCCATCAATCTCGATACCATTTAACGCGCCTATTATTCCGCCTACGATCGCACCGGCAAGAGTACCAAGTCCAGGTATCCAGGAACCAACTACCGCTCCGGAAACAAGTCCGGAAATTAAATTACCAAAGAATTTATTCACCCAGTCCGGAAGTAACTTTTCCAGCGCACTGTTAATCCACCCAAGGATATCTACTACAATTACCTCAAATGCAGCAGATCCACTTAATCCCTGTGTAAGGGCTGAAAGACCGTTCCCAAATTTCAATACCGATGTAAAAAATCCGGATATTTTAGGGAAGTATACTGCCAGGGCTTCACCAAATGTCCCGGCACCTGTCTTTATGACCAGAATCATTTCTGCAAAATCTTTGAAAAACTTTACTACTCCTGCGATTTTAGGAAAATAAACAGCCAAAGCTTCCGAAAAAGTTCCAGCGCCTATTTTAATGACTGCTATCATCTCAATAAAATTTTTTAGTATAGAAATAATCTTAAGACCGGAAACAAAAGTGATAAATGTTTTAATCGAATCAAGAACTTCCGTTATTGCTTTAAACCCGATTAATGCTGTGGCAATCACACCCAGGGCATACCCGATTCTCTCCGCATTGTCCGGATCAATGGAATTTAATGCTTTTGCTATTGCATTTAACCCACCGGGAACTACTACATTAATAAAACCTGCGCCAACGTTTAGTAAATCATAGAAGAACTTTAAAAGCCCTTCTCCTACCTTTTCTGCAAAGGGTTCCAACGCTCTCCAAAAGTTTCTAAGTGCTTCATTGATTGCCGGCCAGTTCACCTTCAGAAGAAAATTATTGACCGCATCTACAAACATGGGAATACCGGTTCCAAGCGTCCACTTTCCAAGAGGTACTAAAAACTCATGGTAAAAGTCTCTTAATCCAGTCCAGATAAATGTTCCAAACTTTGCAAGCCCTTCATTCCACAATCGTTCCAGTGCTACCCTGGTAGGCTCCGCGGCTTCTTTAATGGAGTCCACTAAATCCTTAATTTTTTGTGCAGAGGCTTCCAGAGCGGGATTAACCGTAACACCGGAAAACAGTTCGCCATTAAGATTTCCTAAGTCCGGGACGGCTCCGCCACCAGCCCCTCCGTCTTTTCCATTACTGGAACTTAAGTTGTTAAGCTCATCAAATGCTGACAGCTGCTTATTCATTTCCTTGGCAGACTTAGCGGCGTTTCCAAGGTTATCCGCTACCGATCCGGAAGATCCTGCTGCATTTTCCATGGTATCGGCCACGCCATTTCCGTTTCCGCCCCTATCTCCAAACAGTGCAGAAGTAAAGGCTTTGAAGTAATTCGCCATTGTCTGCAGCTTAGATAGTACGACATTGATTACCTGAATTACTGGCGTAAAGGCGTTTATAAGTCCCTGCCCAATGGTAGCCTTTAGAGCATTAAACCGCTCTGTCAGAATACGGACCTGATTTGCCCAGCTTCCTGATGTACGGGCGAAGTCTCCATTTGCAAAACGCAGTTTATCCTGTACAAAGGCGTATCGGAGTGCAACTTTCTCCGCCTCTGACATTTTAGCTGTTACTTTTCCATATCCATTTTCAAGAGCCCAGGCATCAAGGGCAGCCTGTGTCATAACAACGCCCAGATCTTTTAACGTTTCAGTCTCACCGGTGAATACAGATTTTAACTTTGTAAAGGCCTCCGACTGACTGGTATCATAAAAGGAGGCAACATCTGCAGCCAGACCGGTAAGAGTTACACCCATAGAGGCTGCTGATTCTTCCGAGAACTTAAATCCCCTGGCCATGGAGGCGAATACTCCGGCATACCGTTTCGCCGATATTTCCGACATGCCGAACTTTTCTATCGCATTCTTGGCAAAGGAATCAATTCGATTTTCCATGCTGGGGACTGCCTGTTGTATGACGTTATCTACCTCAGCCAGCTGCGATCCTAAATCAATGCACGACCTACCAAAGGCGACAATGGCGGTAATGCTAAGAGCGGCAGCCACCACTGCAGCAATTTTCTTAAAAGAGGATGCCATTCGCGAGGTCTGCCGCTCCACATGCGCTGCGGTATTCGTTGTCTGCTTTTTTACCTTCTCCAGTTCGTCACGGTAAGGCTTTGTATATGCCTCTATGATAACCTGAAGCTTTTCAAGCGTCATGCCTTCCAGCTTTACCACCTCCCGTCCTGGCATGGTTATGGCGGTGTGCAAAATCTATCATTTGTGCCTTGTACACCGCCAGATCGTGCTCCTGTTTCTTTTTCTCAAAATTTGTGTCCTCTGATTCAAATAGCTCCGGGAAATAATCCCATAACTCTAAAAGCTTCGTATCCTTTGAGCCATTGACAACAAGGCTCACATACTGAGCAATATCCTGTGCCAGAAAATGCTTTTCAACCAGCCTTTGCTTTGTTTTCTTTCGCTCTTTCCGTTCAAAGCTTTCCAGGGAATCCTGAATCTCTGCCAAAGAAAGATTCCAAAACTGCTCTGGACTGAATCCGCAATCTAATGCGACCGGATAAATTTCATATATAAAATCCGATAGGGTTTTATTTACATTACTTCCTTTACTTCCTCCAGCTTCCGATCCATTTCCGTCTGCTGGTCCTCCGAGAAAAAACCGGACACACTGTAAATAGGCATGAGTACGTCAGTCATAAAGGAAAGCTGTGTCCCGCCTTCCTCGCAGTACTTATCAAACATTTCCTGTATATCAGTATATTTGACTCCATGCTCCCAGGTCTTCATGGCTCCCTGCGTAATAGAGAGCATAATGGCCAGAGGTGGCATTCCTCCTGAGTTTTGCAGGATATTTAGAAGATTACACTTATATTTATCTTCCAGCTGACAGATTACGGAAGTGGTCAGCTTTAACTTATGTTCTTTTCCGCCCACATTCCAGTATGCAAAGGGCGCGCGTTTCTTTTTCATTGCTTCTTCCCCATTAACTGAGGATTCTTTTACATTCTCTTCATCTAAATCATAGTTCATTATGTATTACCTTCCTTTCTTTTCTTAAGATGGGTCTACAACCTCAATATCGCTCTGCAATCCAAGGGTAAGCGTAAAATCAACAACCGCATTGACTCCGCCACCTCCAACTTTCACGCTACATTGCGCATCGAAGTGAAACTTTGTATCGTCCGGGAACGTCTGTTCAAAAGATAATATTTCTTTTTCATTTGCAGCCGCTCTCAATTTCCGATATGAAGAATTTTCACTTTCATTTTCCCATTCGAATTTATACGCCAAATCTCCTGGATCGCCAATGCCGAGCTCTGAGTGTTTCATTTTATCGGCCAATGTCGTATTATCCACCTTCTCTGGATCCACGCCAAGCTCTGGAACCTCTTTAAGCCCAGGCAGATTTGTGTAGGTACTTTCTCCTTTTTTCTTGATTCCAAGTGTTATGCCATTTGCTAACATCTAAGCATCTCCTTTCTAACTGTGATAGACTCTTTTGGTTTTTACGTCGATAATCATTTCATACCGCATCTGTTTGTGCTTATACTTACTGGGTTCTTCCATATCCATACACTGTGTCCGTTTTAATCCTAACGCTGCTATGACACGGTCTACTTCTAAGGCGATTCCAGAAGTACTCTTCTTAGCCCAGATGTCAATTCGATATCGGCAGTAGGCTTTTCGCTCTCCCATATCCGTGTATTCAGTAACTTTGTTATCTTCTTCCATGAACTGAATTAAAGTATCCTGCTCCCAGTCTCTTGGGTAAAAGTCCGTTACATTTTCTGAGATAGTGCTCAGAGCTGCGTATACTTCATCTTTTACATTAATCAATCCTGAACCGCCTTTCTAATTTCCCTTGCCAGGTAATTCTTTATATTACGGGTTGCCCGATCCTCATTATTTTTAAGAGCAGGATACATAAACGGCTGCGCGGCCTGACCGGAACTCTGATAAAATCGTCCCTCTGGCGTATCGATATAAAACATGTGGTACTTCTCGGCCGTGGCTGCATCGATCTGGCTTTCATGGATCCACCAGGGTGATTGAGTATAGGAGGGAGAAACTTCAGGAGATATTCCTGCATGATCTGCCTCTCCCTTTGGACCGGTGCCAAGTTCAACATAAGGACCATGTTTCTTATTGGTATAAGCTGCTCCGATTACTTTCTCATCCTGTCTGTAAACCGCCGTTTTAATGCTCTGCCGTAGTTCTCCATCATTGACCGGGCACAACAGCTTTGCCTCGCCCTGCACCATTTTAATGGAAGCCCCTACTGCTTTTTCCAATCCTGAACCCGTAACACTGCTGGTCATGCTGTTATACTTTTTCATGAGGCTATCAAGCCCCTTCATACCACCTGTCATAATTTCTCCAATTCCATGTACAACTGCCGGTATGGTCGAATGACTATGATCTTATAATCCGGATCTGATCCTCCTGGAACGTAAACACAGAACCCATCACCTTCGCGAAACGGCTGAGATCCCAGGAGATAATTGACACGACCCTTTTGATCGTTTTCAATGGTATATGTTTCATCAATCCGGCAGTTACGGATATAGGAAAGCTTCTGACCGTACATTTCCGCCTGCAGTTTTCCACCGGCGGGCCAGATCTCAGCTGTCACAGGCTTCGCTTCCCCATACTCAATATAAGAGTTTCCCTCATTGTCTTTCTTGGCTTCTGCCGGTCTAAGGTGAAACTGTTTTAATCGATTCCGTTTTAGTCTCATAAGTCCTACCTCCTACACGCACCAACCGATACCGGTCCAGAGTACCGTAAATATGTTTTGGGGCATCTTCAAAGCTGTAGCTTTCCCCACCCTCACTCCGGCCAGATTCTCCCTCTGTTCCCATACGGTTTAGGGCGATCACAGCCAGATCCCGGACGGTCTTTAGTAATGCTGGGGGCAGCTCCGTCCGGTTGGTGTAGGAAAGAACATACTCCTTTGCATCTTCAAGCAAAAGGGAGAGCAAATCTGTATCACTCTCCCCGGTCAGTTTTTTCAGTTTATCAACTTCTTCCACTTACATCACTTCCTTTAAAACTGCAAGAAGATCCTCCTTGCCAAGAGAAGACGCACCCTCAATCCCCTTTTCTTTTGCAAGTGCCTTTAATTCAGGAACCGTCATGTCCTCCAGGTTCTTTTCCGGTTCTGGTGGATTTTCGGGTTCTGCCTGTTTTTTAGGTTCTACTTCCCTTGCTTCTCCCAGTTCCTTAAAACCATCTGCAATAAGCTTTGAAGCTATTACATCGTCCTTAACAATTCTTTCAACATTACCTTTAATCAGCCTCATACGATGTCTCCTTATTCTTTTGGTTCTTTAATGTTTAAGTAAATAGAGTCCAACTTATTATCAAGCACCCAGATATCATGGAAACGTCTGTAATCCATCTGCCATGCATTTAACTTCTGGTTGATGTTCGGATCAAAGATTCTCATAATGTCCTGCTTTGTGATTGCAATAGGAGTTGTGCGAGGCAGGACTACGAAATTGATATTTTTTGCTGTCGAACCCTTTACATAACCACCCTGCTCCTGACCAGGAGTCTTACCATCATAAATCGTAATAGCAGTATACATTCTGTTGGAAGGTGTAGAAATAATAGGAACACCATCTACAGAAGGAACTGCGGTATCAATGCCGCCCTTGGAAAATGTGGTGTTGATAATCTTTCCGGATAACTCCAGCTCTAATTCCATAATGAAATCAGGAGTAGCATGGATTACAAGTGGACCATTGTATAATTCGCGGATCGCTTTAATGCCTTCTTTTACTTTTCTGAGCGCTGATGTATTTGTAGCTCCTGGCGTATAACCGTAAGTAACCATTCCTGCTTTGTTGGCCGTGATCGTTTCACTTGCAATCTTAGAGATACGGTATGCATCAATTTCCGGAACTACAAACATTCTCTGAAATTCCCCCATGACTGCGGCAGCCGTAGTAACAAAATTATTTTCATTAATGTCAACCGGGTCAAGTTGGAACTTACGACCTCTGTCCTGTGTCATTTTGCGGGTTTCGTACTCTAAGGTAACTCCGCCCTGCTGATACCCATTGTCACGGTCATAATCGCCCATACCCTGTACAGTCATCTTGGGGATCTTTACCTCTGACCCTCCATTGTAAATAACCTGCCCTGCATTGGAATCCATCCAACCGGTAACGGCCTCCTGAATAGCTACTTTATCCAGGGTGTTCTGAAATAATGTTGCTGTTGCTAATGTGTTAATTGGCATAATTTTTCATCTTCCTTTCTTATACGGTTCCCATCATCAGGGCTTCAACCTGCTTTGCAAGGTCTGCATCTTCCTGTGACGGTGCTTTCTTTGGCGGAGTGCCGCCTTTAAGTTTCTCTTCTACTGCTGCCTGTACTGCTTCCTGGAAAGCTTTTTCAACGGCAGCTATGGACTTGCTACATGAATCTGCATCGGTGTAATTTAATACCTCTGCAAGAGTGACCGGAAGCTTCTTCTCTGCCAGGGTGTTCTTTGCTTCTGCCATAAGCTCCCGGCGTGTGATAGCAGATTCACGATCCAGAAGTTCTTTCTCCTGCTTCTGGCGCATGTACTCAGTCTTCTCCTCTTTGTTCATCTTGGAAAGCTTCTCCGCTTCGGACAATTTATCGTCCATCAGCGCAGACCACTTTTCCTTGGCTGTTCCCAGGGCCTTCTGCACTCTGCGGTCAAACTCTGCCTGAAAGCTTCCTTCTTTCAGCATTTCATCAAAGGTTTTTGTTTTGGGAGGATCCTGTTCTTTTCCTGATCCATCTCCACCAGTACCACCTTCGCCAGATCCTTCTTTTCCCGCTTCACCTGTTCCGCCGCCTTCGCCACCTGCTGCGCCGGCTCCGTCACCATCATGACCAAAGAAATGTAAATTAATAGGGTATAAACTCTTTTTTCTCATCTTATCTTCCTTTCCGCCCCGTCCCGTTCTTCTGCCCGGACCGTTGCTTAAACATAAAAAATAACACCCAGGATTACCTGCATGCTTCTAAGCTGTATCGTTCAGTAGGAGGCTTCACCCCGCCGCCCAGAGGGATATTTTGGATCACCTCCTAATTCATATACCTGCCTTCTTTCTGGTTCTTCCTGTCCATGTATGACAGTTCCATCTTTTTAATGACCACTTTTGTAATGTCATACAGAACAGCAATAAATAGGGCTGTTAAACAAAGCTGAGTCAAAGGAAGCCTCCTTTCTGTTGCGATATAGCAACTTTTGGGTACAAAAATACCACCGGCCAATTTGCTCACCGATGGTATCATTTCTGTTCTATTATTTTGTTTGCTTCTTCTTCGGTCACTTCATAATATGAATCATAAACGGGGCTGTCAGGAAATCTAAACTGCGCCATAATGCCAGTTCTCACCCAGCCTCTTTCTTTATCATACTTAAAACTCTTCCGACCTTCGGAACGAATAAGGGTCCCTCTATGCTCATAATCATTTAAAACATAATAACTCACTTATTTTTCACCCTTTCAACATTTTTAGGAAAAGTTAATCTGCTTGAAAGTTCAATCATCTTATCTTCAAGCTCTAAGTATTCTTCCGATTCATCATCTAAAATCTTCCTTTGTTTCTCATATAGCTTGTGTAACTCACCGTTCTTCAGATCAAAGCTTTCCTGGGTGTGATACTGCATTTCAAAAGTCTGACCACCTGGTGATTTAATGAAAGTATTTATTCCATTATAGGAGCTATCCGGATGCCATGTGTTTTTAATTCTAACTGTATTATAGCCTTCGTTTCCGAATTTTTCAATGGCAAGCAATGTCTTTTTCGTTAAACGCTCGGGATCTGCTCCCAAAGTATAACGAATTATATCTTTGATTTCATATTCATTTCCTCCTGGATCATAATTCTTTCTAATCTTTTCAAGGAAAGACTCTTTTGTCTTGATCCGATATTCCAGTCCCAGGCTATCCATTCCTGCAGCTTCCGCGATTTTCTTAACCTGATTGGTTATTTCCGGTTCGCCTTCAATTGCTTTGCTATAGTAAGACATTCCTTTGTACTGGGCTTTTAATATGCCGTATTCATCTGTATCAGCGTATTTTACCTTTTGGAAAGAATCCAGTGTTTTAGGAGCCTCTTCTCCAAGTATCTCCTTATACCGTTCATACTGACGCCTGTCTGCTGATCGGTTTCGGATCATCTTTTCATTAAACTCTGCTTCCGGTTTTCCCTTAACATTCTTTCCGTACCATTCTTCATATGTCATGTTGGCAGGTACTGTATTGGTCTTTCCGGAAACCGGATCCCTTGCCCTGCGCTTCATCTGTGAAAGTTCTTCATCTCCGATATCACAAATGGTTGTTGATCTGCACCAGGGGTGCATAGGCGGACAGTTAATCCCTGGCTGCTGTTCTGATACCTTGAAACGCTTTCCGTCCAGGCTCCTGCAAATGGAGGAAGTCCTTAAATCCAGTGTGGCAACATAAATGTAATACTCAATCCCACACTCCTCATAGGAAGCCATCTCCATCTGATTGGCAAGATTACAGCTTTCTGTTCTGACAAGTCTCCTTGCCTGACTGGCTCCTGCCGCAAACTTATTCGCTATGATATCAGCAGTTTCACGGTCCGTTCGGCCTGTGACGAGACTGAGGAGCAGTTCTTCTTTCAAATCCTGCGCTAAGGCTTTTGTGTTACTCCAGATCCTTGCGGAATAGTTCGCCCCAGACCACTTACTATTAACCACCCGATCAACAGCTGCAGGTGATATCAGATTGAAGCCAAAGTTCAAACCGGTGCGCTGCTGTATATCGAAGATAGACCGGTAATAGGCTTCATTGGCAAGATCGACATAGTGGCCGGTACTCTTTACTTTCTCCTGCTGGTAAACGTTTTGCATGGTCAGATCCAACTGGTTTTGTAGCTGCTGCAGCCGTTCCAGTCTCGCCAGATATGCCGGACTTTCTAACTCTGCAAGGATCTCCGCTTTTGCTTTATCACTACCGCCTGACCTTAAGGCTGCTTTCAATTTATCAAGGGAAGTTTTATCCTTCATGGAGTTTAAAAGTCTGTATGCCTCTTTCTCAGACAGCTTGTGCTTTTTCTGATACCGTTCAAAGATCTCATCCAGTTCCAGGCTTATGTGCCGGGAACTTTTTAAGTAAAGCCTTGATATTTCCTCCGCTGCTCTTTCTGCCTGTTCCATGTAGCGAAACATCTCCCAGGCTTTTCGCTTCTCCCAGTAGGAAAGATTACTCATTCACAGCACCGGCCTTTTTCTTATCCTCTGGCGGATCGTCGTCCGGAGAAGGATTGCTGCCTATACCGAAAATCTCTTTCTGCTGCTTTACGGCTTCCTCTGCTTCTTTGTCAACCGCTGCCATCTCCTCTTCCACATTATCAACAAACGGGATCTGTGAGAGAAGCGTTTTCTTCCCGACCTTTCCCCAAAGATTTGAAACGATCTGACTGATCTCCAGGAGGTTCCTTGGTAGCGCCCTTGTGAATGTTGGCACAATACCGGATATATCTACATTCACAGCCTTACTCTTTTGAAGCCAGCCTGAGAAGAGACGGATCCGCTTTCTTAGTCCCTTCTTGTAATACCTGGTCTTAATCTTTGTAATGTTCTCCATTCCCAGGAGTTTAAACTCCATAGCTACACCAGATATGTTTCCTCCAAAGCTTTCATCAGTCATGCAGGGGATATGGGAAAACTTGTGGATATCCTGCTCAATCGCTTTCTTAAGGACTTCCACACCTGCTTCATCAAAAGTCCTGGTTAAATACTCCGCCCTGGCATCTGCAGGAAGTTCTAGAAGCTTATCCCGTTTTACCCTGTCTTTAGCAGTCTTCCCATCTTCGTCCTTTGCTTCCGGATCTCCAAGCATTGCTCCGTAAATAGCAAGGATTGAATCAATAAACTGTTCCTTGTCTGTGATACGGTCAGACATCAGGGCATTGTAGGCATCGATCAGCGGAATCTGTAGTTCAAAGTCACCGATAGCCAGTTTGTTGTTTAAGTATTCTATAATCGGGACTTCCTCAAAGTAATGAGGGGTAGGATCCTCCATGAGCGCCTGCGGGCCGGTAATATCATCAATGTTAAGGACATATTTGTAATGTGCCGTCAGTACCGTGGCAATAAAGGTGGTTCTCTTTTTGTCGGAATCATCTTTCCTGGCGTAGTAATAAACTGCGAAGAGTTCCTTCTGTTCTATGGTGTCATCATAGACCATGAAGGTATTTTCTGGAGACAGGCTCTTTATGGTGAGATCCGTTTCTCCTTCTTCTGGGTAGATGTACTCATAAGTTCTGCCATACACAGAAAGATCCAGGCCATTATCTCCGTCTGCCTCATCAGCTCCTGCCTGCTCAAAGGCATCTGTCAGAATTGCTATATCATCTTTGCTTTTGTAGGATACAGAATTCCCGATAAAGTAAGAGCTGGCTGTATCTGCAATATCCTTCGCATGATTACATACCAGCTTTGTTTTACGGTCTTCTGATAATATTTTATGCTGCCCTTCGTAGTATTTCATAAGTTTCCGGAGTCTGGTCGCTTCCCTGCGGTGCTTTACAATCAGTGTGCGGATTGCCTCTTTATCCGGGCTTAGTTCGTCCCAGGATTCCCTGGGCATTGTGTATATGTACGTGGTTATCACCTTCTTTCTGTTTCTGGTTGAATTTTCCATTTATTACTCCTATACTGTACTTACAGGCTCCTGCCAGAGCTAAGTACGAAAGAAAGGAGAATTAAAATGGAGAAATCTTGTTTTAAAAAAACAGTTATTCGTAAATTTTGTAGCCTATCATTAACCAAGCAACTTAAGGCAAATAAAATTACCGTTGTCACACCCGCGGGTATAATTTCGGGAAAAGTTGCAATAGACTATAATGACGAAAAAGACCTAACGGTCGACAATCTTATATTCAAATATTCTTATGAGTTTATTTCAGAGTATCGCAAAGATCACGGATTTAAAGAATCTGAATCATTACCAGGTAATGATGGTTTTATTTGTTTAAGTGATGTTAGTATTATTACAGGCAATCAAACAACAAAACTTCCTTCTCTAATTGTATTTTTCGACCAAATTATTGCAGTAACAATCTCTGACATACAATAATACGATTAACGACCGATCTTGAAAATAAACAAGGTCGGTCACCCTATTTGTGAGTATCTTAATCTTTTATTAGAAACCACATTCCCCTCACCCCCCTAATTAAATCCAAAAGCAGACTTGTTCCGGATCTTAATTGTCTTGTTGTTTAGTATCGTATAGCAGAAGTACCTGACTGCATCCATAGCGTGATCATGCTGCTTTATCGGCTTATCTTCTCCCCGATCAGCAGCCTTGGGATCCCAAATATAAGAAGCAAATTCTTTGATCGTGTTAATGCAGGACTGACTAAATGCGATCTTTTCTGTGTTCAGAAGCGTGGATACCAACCGGATCCCGTCCTCCACATCATTGTCAGCCTTCATGGTCTTGTATCCCCGGTTGTTAAGCTCCGTTATGAAAGAAGCTGCCGAAGGATCCACAATGATGGCTTTAACCGGAGTTCCCTCCAGCCATTTCTCCAGATCATCCGCATACTGGGAATCTGCTTTCTGCTTTCCCTTATCACGGCCAGAATAGTAATACTCCCTGGTGCAATACCACTTCTTATCAATTCCTTTGTTCCAGAGAAGAAATACCATTGCATTCTGCGTACCGTAGTCAATACTGACATATCGTCCACCATCAATCAGGAGCCGGGCGAAGTCCACCACTTTCTTTACATGCCGATCAATATCAAACATGTCATAGATGATACCTTCTGCCATAGCCCATAAGCCCAGTATGTATCGTTTATAGAAAACTCCGGAGTACATGCTCCGGTATCTGGCCTTAATCTGCTCTGACAGGCTTAAGTTATCTTCCATGGTAAAATGGAGGACGATCAGATTCTTTTTCTTGGCTTCATCAATCCAGTTCGTTTTAAACCAGTGATACGGTCCGTCAGGGTTGCAGTTAAACCAGTATTTTGATCCATCAACGGAACAACGGCCAGTTGCCTGATTAACAAACGATTCCGGCATCAGCGCTACTTCATCGAAGAACACACCTGCCAGCGTGATACCCTGAATGAGGTCTTGGGAACGTTCGTCCTTTCCACCAAATATGTAAAAGTAGTTCGTAACCTTTCCCCGGCTGATCTCCACCAGATTGTCAGATCTGTGATCCACAACACGATAGCCCCGGCTCTTAAGCATCAGCTTTAACCAGAAGAGAACGTTTCTCCGGAAGGAGCCTATTGTCTTACCGCACATGGCGAAGTTCTGACCTTTAAACCTCTGCATGGCCCACATGATGAATGATAGTGACATACAGACCGTCTTTCCGGATCGGATCGCACCATCTGCTATAATTCCGTCTTTATCCTTGACCGGAGAGGTATCGCACCACCAGGTTAATACTTTCTTCTGTTTGAGGGAAAACGGCTGAAACTTAAATACCTGCAGCTTAGTGGATAGACTGCACTTTTGTTTCAACTTCTCAATCCTGGTTTTTAGCGCCTGCAGTCTTTCATTCATCTGCATCACCCCAGATCTCGGCGGCTACGCTGTTCATGGCCTCCATGTAGCCATCGTCTTCAATATCCTGATCTGACGGATCACGTTTCAATGCTTCCAGTTCAACCTTCATGATCTCCAGTTCAAGACGGGCATCATCAAAGCCGTACCGGTGAAGGGAATCAATGGCTTTCTGCTTACGGGCCTGCACCCTGGTAAGCGCATCTTCTACAGCCTGGATCTGCCCCAGGGCTCCGGTGTACTCTGTGGAGTCTTCTTCTGTGCTGGACTTAAACTTAACCGCAGTCATGCCTGGAGCCTTACTTTCTGCCTGATCGGCAGCTGCCTGCTTTATATCCTCTATCCGTTTGAGCATTCGCCGTTCGCGGACTGTGAGAAGTTGGATCTCTTGCAGAAGAAGCTGCTCCTTATCAAGTTCAACCATGCTGATAAGCTTCTTTTCATCTTCCTCCAGGGCATCAAAAAAGAGAGTCTCAAACTCTCCTGTTTTAACTGCATTCTTATTTTCTTTTGGGGCAGCACCGCCCTTATTACCCAAAGCATTTTTATTCCCAGGCTTACCGCCTCTTCTCTTTGTTGTACAACGTTCCTTTGATTGTTGTACAACATTCCATTTGTCCCGGCTCTTCCAAACTGCAATTACTTTTTCATCTTCATTCAGAATGGAAGCGATCTCGCGGTTTGTGATGTTTCCATTATGTTCCTTGTAGATTTCATAGGCTTTGTCTCTGTTTGGGCTCCTTACCCTTGCCAAGCCTCACCACCTCTCAATCGTGTTTGTTTTTTATATTAAAAAAGAGACGGGGTTGGCCGCCTCTTAATCATTTATCTTGGTAAATATTTCATTTTATTCCATAATACCTGACTGACATAAGTAAATATAGTAACTAAGAAATTTTTTTTTATATAGAGTCTTATTTCTTTTGAAGTAATTTTTAAAATCACTTCCACTCTACCAGATAAAATAGCATAAATTAATGCCACTATCATTGACCATAAAAAGTATTGTATGTTAGACAGAATTATATTCACCAAGTAATCCATTGTTATTTTCTCTTTTCGAAATATAAGATTTTTAGATATTATCTCTAAAAGGGAAAAAATTATACAACACATTAAAAACACCCATCAAGGTTTTTACCAAGACAGGTGTTTCTTAGGAGAATAAGTAATTATGAAAACCAATCGGAACACCCGGAGTCGGACCGGGATCTCCCTCTGGGGGAAAGGGAGCTGCCATCATGTGTTCCACACCAGTGTCGCATTCTTGCAACGCGCTGATTTATATTCCCCGCTTTCTATCCGATTTGAAAAGCCATGAAGAAAGCATAAGAACGTCGGCTTTAATCAGTCACCGGGCTATTATACCCGGCAACCGTAGGGGGATTTCCAAATTTATACAATTTTGGATATTACAATTATAACTCTGCTATATTGACTTTACAATGACAGCATTCTGACACTCAATGTCAAGCTCTCAATCAAGTATGATTGCATCTGCACCAAACAGATAAATGCTTAAAATACTTGTAAGTTCCGAAACCCAACGCCATACAGTCCTGTCTGCACAATTCAATTTTTCTGCAATATCCTCCGGAGACATTCCTTCAAGATAAAAGTATCTAAAAGCCTTATACTTTTCAGGAGATCCTTTTCTGTTTTGCTCCTCTTCCAGAAGCCCTAGGCACTTATCTATATGTGCAATCATGACAATGCTCCGCAGCTTGCTTTTTATGATACTGTTTATGTAAATATCCTCTGCTGATAATTCCTCCAGTTCTTCCCCGTCGTCCACGTCAGACAACTCAGAAACGCCTTCCTGGACGCTTTTACATATCCGGTTATAATTCTCCATGAGCTTCTTGGCATTCTGAAATACTTTGACTTTTCTGTTTTTCTTCTGGGACTTCTCAAATTCCCTGACAGCTTCCAGTGCTGCCGTTCTTACTAATAACTCCGCCGCTTCTTTTTCCAAACAATCACCTCCCTGCTGTCAACTTCTTTTTTTTACACTTCTTCTGCTTATACAGCTCTGCATAAGTCATGGTTGCGATCCGCTTCGGATCCTTAACACTTGCCACCTGTACAAGGTGAGGGAACTTTTTGACCACAATCATCTTTTCCAATTCAATCCGTACTCCCGGGACGAAGTCTTTCCGGTAACTCTTGTAAGTGAACTTGTCCCCGACTTTCACAGACCGCTTAAACTCTGCCAGTTCACGCATTGTAATACCTACGTCCTTCTGATCGGACTCTGGCTTCTCAGATGTAATCGTTCCCACTATCTTGAATTTATATCGTTTTCCATAAGTTCTTCCCTCACGGGCGTAATCTCTTATGGCCTGTCGCGGTATAGAAAGCAATTTCTCCCACTCTTTAGAAGTATGCTCTCCTATCAGATTGTCTTTATCGTATACCGCAAATACTATTTCAGGTGTCAACTGCACCGCCTCCCTTCTTCCGCTGATAATAAAGCCCTGTGCTGAATAAATGTCCCTTACTTTCACAATCGCAGGTCGTGCGCTTGCAATCAGACGGCCAGTGTTTCCTACAAATAAGGCATATCTTTTCGGTTGTTGCAGGCTGCATTCCTTCTGGGTGTTCCGGTTTCGATCTTGGTCTTTTCCTCAGCTTCGGATCCGGGCACAGGCTTGTATATGTATAAGCTGGCATCTGTGCACTGAAACTCATAACCGGTGGTGCCTTTATAGCTGCATCCGCCTCGGCCTGTATGCGACTGTTTACGCTGGCTCTGTCTGCTCTGCAGTCTTTTGATGATTTTCTCAATGTATCTCTCCTTGTAATTTCACTATGAATATTTTGTTTTATTAAAATGGAAACCATAAACATTATTTTTATGCTATAATCTTCTTGGAGGTGAGAGTTTATGGAAAACATATTAATAAATGCTAAAGAAGTTGTTACAGTGTACACAACAAATCAAGTTAATAAGTATCTAAATGATGGTTGGAAACTCATTTATGTCGGGCAACACTCGGACCCACCGAATATTTTTGAAACATCCTATACTCTTA